TTAATGTTTTGTTAGTCATTGTTTGCGATGCTGTTAATAATGCAATCGCACTTGTATTTGATAAATCTGTTGATGCAATTGCTATGTTAGCAGAACCATCGAATGATTGACCAGCGATTGTTCTTGCAGTTGTTAAAGTTGCAGCTGAACCTGTTGTGTCTTGGTTAAGTGTGCCGATTGCAAAGTCTAAGGTATTATCTGCATCTTGATATGTTACTGTTATATTTGTCTCTGTATTAGATGAAACCATGGCACCCACAGTATCAGAAATAGTTTCTGCTAGTGATACTCCACCGATAGTAATAGCATCTGCTTCAAGAGTACCATCAATATCTGCATCACCTGAAATGTCTAAAGTAGCTGCATCAAGTTCGCCTGTAATAGTTAAATTTCTTTGACCTGTTGTGTCTTTATTTGAATCTGTTGTAACAGTTTTAGAAGCGATAGCAGTACCAAGAGTTACTCCGTCATTAAAGTTTAATTCTGCAGCTGTTGATGTTACATCTGTTAAGTCTGTTGATGCAATTGCTATGTTGGCACTACCATCAAATGATACACCAGCAATTGTTCTTGCTGTTGTAAGAGTTGCAGCTGATCCTGTTGTATTTTGATTAAGAGTTCCTATTGTAAAATCAAGTGTATTGTCTGCGTCTTGATATGCTACTGTAATACCTGATTCAGTATTTGATGAAACCATTGCACCAACTGTATCAGAAATAACTTCTGCAAGTGTCACACCACCAACTGTAATTGCGTCTGCCTCTAGTGTACCATCAATATCTGCATCACCTGATACGTCAAGTGATCCAGCATCTAGTTCACCTGTTAATGTAATATTTCTTAATGATGCTACATCTTTGTTTGCATCTACTGTTAAAACTTTACTTGCAACAACCGTACCTACTGCAGCTCCTGTATCAGAATAGTTAAGTTCAGCAGCTGTTGATGTAACGTTAGTACCACCAATGTCTAAAGTAGTAACTGATATTTCACCTGCAACAGTAGCGATACCATCTGCAAGTGTAATTAAATCAGTATCATCTGTATGTCCGATAGTTGTTCCATTAACAATCACATTATCAACTGTTAATGTTGTTAGTGTTCCTAATGAAGTAATATTTGATTGTGCTGCGGTAGTTACTGTAGCTGCTGTACCTGAAGTGTTTCCTGTTACATTTCCTGTTAAGTTACCTTCAAAAGTTGAAGCCACAACTGTTCCAGCAGTACCAGAAAATACTTCACTTGAATTAGTTGCATCTGGTATAAATGTAAACTTACCTGTGCTGTCATCAAATCCGAAGAAACCAAGTTTAGCAGCTGAACCTGTATGATATTTAAATTCTATTCCTCTATCTTTATTATCATCTGAAGATGCATCGCCATCACCACCTAATGTAAAGATAGGATCATCAATTGTAACAGTTGTACTGTTTACAGTAGATGTAGTACCGTTTACAGTAAAGTTTCCACCAATAGATAAGTTGCCAGTAACCGTTACTGAATCCATAAAAGCATCTTTGAAACGAGCACCTGTTGTACCTAGATCAACATCACTATCTGTTTGTGGTCCAAATACTCCGTCTGATACAAATACTTGTTCAGCATTAGCTGCATAAAAATGTATCTCATCTGCTGTTTCGAAATCTATTTTAGTTTGATCGTCTTCACCAATTTTAATATCTGTTGCTAATAAAGAAGTAATACCTGTTTGAGCTGCATCAACGTTTAAAGTATTCGTTGATAATGATATACCTGTTCCAGCAGTTAAAGCAGTTTTTGATATAGCAATGGCTGCATTTGAAGCCACACTTGCGTTTACAACAGCGTTAGCAGCTAACTCATCAGCTCCCACAGCATCGTCTGCCAACATAGAATTTTCTACTGATCCAGCAGCGATTGTTAATGCACCGTTTGAAGCAACTGTAGCGTCACCACTTACTTTAGTAAATACATAAGTTGGTATACGAGAAGCCAACATAGATTTTTCTGTACCACCAGCACCATCATCTACAATTAATAAATCAGCGTCAGCAATAGCCGCACCCATTTCACTTGCACCATCAATATCTAATGCACCTATATTTACTTTACCAGCAGTTGATATTGTTGCAAGTTTACTATCTGCGATTGCAGCTGAAGCATTAATATCTGCGTTTACAATAACTCCACTTCCAATAGCAGCTGTTCCACTTGATATAGTAATGTCACCAGATATACCACCCTCGATATATGTAGCAACTCTTGCCATTGTTGCTTTTCTGTTTGTTCCACCTGCACCATCATCTACTATTAATAAATCTGCATCTACAAGAGCAGCGTTAATATCTGCACCACCATCTATATCTAATGATGTAATCGTTGTTCCACCTACGCCACTTACATATGTTTTTATTTGTGATGCTGTAATTCTTTTCTCTGTACCACCATCTGAAATAGCAAATATATCACCATCTGCAATAGTAATACTTGTACCATCAGTCATTCCGTCAATATTAAATACTGTTTCTACTGATCCAAACTCTAACGCACTAGCGCCAGAGTTAACTTTTAGTACCTGACCTGCTGATCCAATAGATAAAGACGCACCTAACCCACCATGCGTTAGTCCTATAAACTCGCCTGATTGATATTCAGCAAGACCTGTCGCATTGTTCGACCCATCGAATACTGTTCTTATTGGTGTTTTTACTGCCATAGTACTATTTATCCTTTAAAACTCAAATAGCTGAGTTGCGTTTGTTACTGATAAAGCATTTCCGTCTGCCTTCGTAAATGCACTAAACACTAGATTTCTAGCATTTGATGCTTTAAATGTGAATTTTTTTACAGGTGTAGTTAGTCCACCAGCCGCTGTAAATAAAGGAACAGACCTCGCTGGTGCTCCCTCTTCATTTGTAATTGCTAGTTTATTATCACCTGCTTTTGAGTTTTCTGGTAAAGTAACACCATTAGCAGAAATAGAGATTGTGCCAGTTCCGTCTGAACTAAGAGTTGCCCCACCTAAGTTAATTGTGTCACCTGAAAGAAATAAGTCTGAAAATCTTTTACTTGCACTACCTAAACTTCTAGTGTTATTTGCATCAGGTACTATATCTTGAGCAACTGCTGATAAGTCAACAGAACCACCACCACCACTACTTGAGACAGAAGTAATCGTTCCACCAATATTTACATATAGTTGATTGTTAGATGTATTTAATCCTATTTCACCAGACTCTAAATCTGAAGTACTTGGTACACCTGAAATTCTTTTTATCTTTATCTTTAATGCCATTAATTACCATCCACTTGATCTGTAAATTCTAGTTTACCCGATGTTGAGTTAAATACCAAAAATTTTCCATTACCAAGTGATGATGTATCAATGTCGTCCAAGTCAAGTAAGTTCACAGCTCCACCGCCACCTATTGTGGACATTTGCCGTGATACCATTTCTCTAAAGTGATTAAATTCTCTTCTTATGTTTTCAATTTCATTTAATTCTTTTTTCTTAGGAAGATGATTTGTCATATGATCTGCATAGATATGACCTGCTGATGCAGTTGTTTTTTCTTCTAGTGTCTTTTCAAAATCATCTAATTTATTAAAAAATGTTTTTAGAATATCTACTCTCTCTGAGTTATCTTCTCTAAGAATAACTTCTTCATTTTGCATTTCTTTAGTTTTCTTTTTCATCTGTTCAATGTATGCACGATACACAGCAGCCTCTTCTCTTTTACCCATTTCTTTTGCTCGTTGTTCCATAGCAACAGCAGCTTGAATTTTATGTGCATGAGTTTTACCAGAGTTTTTAATTTTACTTACACTTGCTCTTGCAGTTTCAACATCTTTAAATCCTAAACCATGTATTGTTCCTTTTGGATTCTCATCTGTATATAAGTCAGAATGTTTATCTGATCCAGCAGGTTGACCTTTCTTTCTAGGTATTCTAGGTGCTTCATTTAAATAATCACCATAGTTATCTTTGTTCATAACTAGAAACATTTTTTCTGCAAGTAAATTACCAGCAACATAATCTGCTAGATAATGAAATCCTGCTTTTACTCTTCCCATACCACATTCTTTTGCAGCTTCTATAATACCTTCTTCATGCTTTGGAAACTTAGCAGATACATATAAACCAACTAACATTGATTGACACGCATGACCACTAGGATATGCAGGTGTATTACTAGTCGTACTAGACATTGGTTTAATAGATGGGTCAATTCTCTGTGGTCTAGCAACATTAAACATTTCTTTAAAATATTTTATTGTTGGTTTTGCTTGTTGAACAATATCTTCCATTTCATTATCATGAAATCCTAATCCATGTTTTTTACAATACATATCTATCGCATAGAAAGCATGTTCATCATGATCATTAATTGATTGTTCATCGTCTAAAGTTCTATTTGCAATAATAGTTTTTAACTTGTCTGCTTCTTTTTCTAAGTCTGCAGGTGGATTGGGTAATGTAATTCGTTCATATAATTTTTTTGGAAAAAAGTCAAACTCTTCAAAAACCTTAGGGTCTTCCATAATCTGTGGTACTGATCTTGCCTCAGATATTACAGCAAAGAAATCGCCAAGAGATTTAGTTGTTTCGATACGAAACATTTTATCTTTCTCTTTTTGTACTCTTTGTTTTTCTGCTTCTATCTGTTGAGATTTAATACTTTCCTCAGATACAAGTTGTATAAAGTTTTCTAACATCTTATCCTTTCATCAAATCTGTTACAGACTTGCCTGACCAAAACTTACAAGACCAATACTTTGCTTTCCATTTAGGACCTGGGTTATCACAACCATGTCTATCTCTGAAAGCTTTTCTTCTTGCTGGGTCGTCTCGTTTGATTGACATGTTAGGATCACCAAACTCAACTTTAACTACATTTCCTTTATCGTTTTTTACATAAACTTTTGTCTTCTTAATATCACCTTTCATGGGATTATTAAGTTTTACTTTTCTACCTTGATACTCAGCGTCTTCTTCTATTTCGCCCCATGAGTTTCTATTTGAATCAGTAAATTCTTTAAACTTTTCTGGTACACAATTAGGTACTTTTTTACCACCCTTGTCTTTCATACCTACTTGTTTATATCCTGTCCAACAAGCTTCTTTCTTTAATGCTTTACCAGACATAGAAGCAACTCTTGTCACTCCGTCTGATTTACTAAGATCAATTTTCTCTATCATAGTATCGTGGACTTCATTTAATTTCCACCACCAATTTTCACCATGGTCTAATTGATATGAATCTCTAGTATCTTCTGACTCAAACCATTCGGTAACCTGAGCCATTTCAACTTTTTTGTACTTCTTTTTATCCTTCGCTTCGCCAGGTGTAACATCTTTAGTATGTTTAGCATACTCGTTAGGATAACTAAATGATTCGCCTCTGACTTTATCTGCTAAATCTTTATCTGCTTTACCCCATGTTCCACTTGACTTAGTAATAAAAGAATTAACTCTAGCAAATGCCCATTGTTGTGGGGTAGTACCAGGTCTATGACCTGTCTTCCATGCAGCCATTCCTCTATCATAAACTTTCTTTAGAATAGAATATGGCATACCAGACTTATCTGCTTTCTTAATCAATCCCTCAATCTTTTCATTTAATTCATCGACAGATTCTTTACCAAACATTGCTTGATATTTTTTAGTATGTTTAGATGGTTTTGTTTTTCCGTCTGAATCACCAGGTGCTGGTTTGTAACTTTTGTCCATATCGTCATCTTTCTTTCCATATTTAGCAAAGTGTCTTGCCCTTGCTTGTTTTGTTGATTTAGATAGTTCGTCACCTTCAGCATCTTTAGCATAATATTTCGCAGGTTGTGTACCCTCTCTATCTTTAATGTCTGTATCTTGTTTTACTTCTCTAATTTGTTTTAATGCATTTTCAATAGGCACTTTTCTTTTTACTAATTTTTTTACAGTCGCTTTATCTTTAGTAGATAATTTTTTATATCTTCTATCTTGATCTTTACTTATAGTACCTATATCTCTATTAAATACAGTTGGATTAAAAGCACTAGAACCTTCTTCAATATCGTGTAACCAAGCTTTATGTACCTTGTTTGTTTCATCTGTAAATGCAACATAATTTGTACCTCTTAGAATAATTCTACCTGATACATCATTCGCTTCTACTATATCACCAATGTTCCATATCTTACCTGTTAGATATTGATCTCTTAAATGTTCATAGTCATTCATTTCACCCATGTCTTTTTCTTCACGAATGCCCATGTACTTTCTTACATCTCTATATAATTTTCTTGCATCTTTAAAACCTGATGGTACTCCACTTTCAAAGTCTTGTACTTTGCCATCAACTGCAGCTTGTCTCATCTTACTAGCAGACATACCTGATACATCTTCAGCATCGGGGTCTCTGTCTCCAGCAGATACTACTTTAATATTTTTAAAATTGTAGAACCCATGTTTTTTTCCTTTGACATTATTGTATGTTGTCAATAGTCTTTCAAACTCTTTTACTCTATCACTACCAACAACCATAGTTAATTCTGTATAACCTTGATCGTATAATGATACTGCAATATTCATAGCAGTAATTGCTTTCTTATCTGCAATTATATTTCTTGCATGTCTAGAAAACATTTTTCTCATGTACGCTATCTTTAACGAATGAGGTAATGGGTCTTTCTTTTGATTTTGTGAAAATGACGGAAATATTTTATAGTCATTACTACCTGCAACTGACTTTACTTTACTAATAAGTTTCTCATGACCAGTAGTTGGTGGATTGAATCTACCGAATGTAAATACAACTTCGCCTTTACCTGGTGCTTCGTAGAGACTAAATTTTTCCAATTTTATCATCTGCTTTATTTGCCTTTGCGGCTCTCGCCTTTTTAACTTTTATTAATTCATTTTTCTTAACTTTAACTAATGCTCTTTTAGCAATCTTATCAATTGCACCACCGTACTTAGATGCTACCTTTTGATCAATTTTGATTTTGGCCATAGGTGCTAACTTATTATAGTTTGGATAAAATTTATTAAGGATTTTTTTCTTTGCTAATTTTCTTGCTTTAATTGCAATCTTAGCTGGACTTGCTACTCTTAATTTTGCTCTTGCAACTTTATTTTTGAATGCCGAAGATTTTGCCAGACGTGCCATACGTCTACCCATTTTACGTCTCTGAACCATGTTCACGACTCTAACACCTTCTAGTGTTACTGCAAGTTCTTTAAAGGTAATCATCTTATCATTTATCCCATGCTTTTATCGCTGTAAAGTTATTGAAACTAAACTCCATACGATCTACTAATTTTACTGCATTACCAGACACCCTGTCAATAGCGACATAACCTTCGGGGTTAGTGACTTTAAACCCATCTTTTGTCTTAACAAATGTATCCGTTAACTGTTTAACATTATTTAGTTTTCTTACAATTTGCATCTTAGCATCAATTAAGTAGTTTTGAAACTTGGCAACTTGAGATAAATTGTTGACATGTTTCTTCATTTCTATTGAATATTGTTTTTGTATATTTTGATACTTCCCTTTTGCATTTGGTGTCTTTACTTTATCAATTTGTTTCTGTACATTATCCTCTACCCATTTAACGTACTCTTTTGCATGTTTATTTGGATTTGATATCTTCTCTCCTCTTCTTACTTTACTATTGTTATACGTCTTGTATGACGCTCCTACAAGGGCTCCTGTCATGCTTTCTTGAAGTTTAAGAAACTTCCTTAACATTGGACCATTAATAGATTGGAATGTTTTTCCTACATCTGAAAGAATTGTAGTAATTGAAGCAGTCTCTTTTTCAGTAAATGTTGATCTACCTGATACATCTTTATATGTTGCATCATCCATCCAAACCGAATTAGATTTAGTTAGTTTAGAAACGTCAGCACCAAAAGATGCTTTCATACTCTGTAATTCTTTTCCTTTATATGTTGTATGCCAGACTACACCAACTTTTGCTTTCTTTATTTGGGAGCCAAGATCAGAGTCAACATCAACAGCATATACGATAGTATTTGGTTGGAAAGTATAATACTTCTTGCCATCAATTTTATCTGTCGATACATCATCTGTAAACATAAGGTCACCTTGAAGTACACCTGTAATTCCAAGTTTTTTAAACTCTGCCAAAGCAATTTTAAATTTTGAGTTAAGAGCACCTGATAAGTCATTGTCGATCTCCTTGTTTGATTTGTATAATTTTGGACTAACATTAAATACAGATTTCTTGGCAACAAAAAACTTGCCATCTGCTGGATCAATCCCAGCGAATATCGCTGGTGCGCCATCCCATTTAACAGTCATATTAACAGAAGACCTAGCAGAACCTGCTAACATATCTCTTAAACTTCTTAAAAAGTTAAGTGATGCTCGTCCACCCTCAACACCAAAGTTTAGAATATGATCTTCTAAATGTTCTAAGTGTAAATTTTTAGTTGCAGCTTGTTCTAATAAAGTTTTCATTGTCCGTTTCCACCATTTCCGTTACCACCGTTTCCACCATTGCCATTTCCGTTTCCACCATTTCCGTTTCCATTACCATTACCATTGCCGTTACCATTTGTAGGTGCAGTACCACCAACGTCTGTATTCTTAGGAACAAAAATATAATTTCCTCTGTATCTTATTTTTTTAGCAACACATTGTTTTAACTTAGGATCATATTTTGTACCTGGTGGACATTTAGTTGATGCCATTAATTCGTTATATGTTTTCATTATCCTTTTGCCAATCCGTTGTATTTAACACTAAGAGAAAATTGTCCTAATTTTTTCTGACCAGCGTGACCTGATTTATTTGTTCTTATTGCCATATTCATTATTATACTATCTGCACCAGACTTTAATTGTATATGCCAATTTTGTTTAGATGTTTTACTAGGATATGCTTTTACAAAATCTACTTGAGGAATGAATACACCCAAAGCATCTTTGTCTGTTACTTCTTCATATCCTTTACCAACTGCTTTGATAACCATTGTAGGAACATCTGGTGCATCCCTTAAAATTTCTGTCTTAATATATTGTAAAGTATTTTTTTTATTCATGTTAAATAAATTAATAATTTCTGTTCTCATCATTTCAAGATATGAATTATAATCTGCTTCGTATTTTGCTTTACTCTTTCTATCATAGTCTCTTAAAACTTGTTGTGTTTTTCTATCTTTCATAAATTTATTTACTGGTGGCATACCTTTAATTTTGCCCCATACACTATTATACACTTTTCCATAGATGTTGGCAAGTTTTCTTTCTTGTTTAAATGTCTTGAATATTGGATTAACATAAGTGTTTAGTTGTGGTTCAGAAGTTTTTTTACCACCTGCTTTTAAACTAACACCTAAAATTGCTTTATCAACATATATGATGAACACATCACCAGGGTGTTTCTTTGGAACGCCAGCTGGTTTAGTTCTATATCCCCAATACGTTGATGTAATTTTTTTGTCTTTACCTTGATCTTTTAGGAATTGATGAATTGCAATTGCATTGTTCATCTTGTCTTCAAACTTACTTGAGGTATCTGCTTTGTTGATTGTTTCTTGAGCACTAACAACATCTTGAGCACCAACACATTTAAGTGATTTTAAATCAACATCCATTAAGAATTGATGAAATGATGCTGGGTCTTTTGGTTGATAGTTTTTTTCAAATGCAATACATGGAAAGAGTTCAGTCATGGAAGCATTTAAAGTTGTCTCTGCCATACCACCTGACTCAGGTTTAACAAAGATTCTAAATGGACGATCTTCGTAAGTACCGTCAATTGGGTCAACACTAGATTGTGCTGATCCTAATTTTGCATCTACTCCAGCTTGTCTTAAGTTTCTTAAGATTTCGTCTCTGTCCGTTTCTCTATCTTTAGAACGAACAATAATAACATCCCTCTTGGTAGAAGAAAGTTTTGCCGACTTTTCGTAATCTAATCCTCTGAAAATATCAATAGGAAGATTGTCTGCACTCTCGACAATCTCTTGTATCTTATCTACTTTAGACTCGTATATTGTTTGTCTTCTTCGTACCTGTTGTACGAACCTATTTACTGACATTCAATCGCTCCATTTTACATATGTTTTTACTAATAGTAGTATTTATGTATTGTAAATTCTAATGCATTTAGGTATTTCAAAGTGGCCAAATGTGGGTGTTTTATTTTGAAAGTCTCTCCACGATATCGCTTCTTCCTCTGTTTTGAAGTTTCTGCCTACATAATTGTTAAATTTAGAGTCAACTACTGCATAAGGATAGTTCTTATTATCCTTTTCAAATCTAAGTAAGAACCTCTTACGTTTTGATCTAAACTTTGAGTTTACCGAATTTCTCATACCTTGCTCCACTTTCTGATTTATCAAATACAGGAATGTTTTCTGCTTCCTGTCCATTATTGACTAGATCGTGTTGAGCATTCAACTCAACATCATATAACTTCATTTTAGATCGGTCAATTCCTAATACAAATCTTTTGTTAACAGTAGGATCATTGTACCTGTTCTTCAACTGTTTAACTGTGATTTGTCCTAACTCATCCATTTCTTCATTCGATACTAACGCAAACATAAAGTCAGCAGTCGCTGGTAATCCAAACGATTCTGCTGTATCTTCTAATCCGATATCACTAGATACGAATCCACTTCTTGTTGTTTGTGTTGCCGAAACAATCGGTAAGTTATTCTCTACTGCAAGTCCTCGCAATTCTTCTGCGATAGACTTAATCATTGTATAAGAATTTATATTTGATCCACCTTTAAATCTAGATGATGCACAGATATTTAGATAGTCAATAAAGATGATGTCTGCTTTGAAACTCTTCTTAATTGCTAGTTCTTGTATCAATGCTCTAAAATGATTTGTATGTGCTGATGCGGTTGGGTATTCTTTTATGATAAGTCTGCCTTTAGTCTTGTTGGCAATTCTTTCCATTTTATCTTCGTACATTTTTTTTGGTAAGTCATGTAAATCTTCCATAGAAATATTCATAAGGTTTGCATCTATTCTTTCTGCGATACGTTCCTCTGCCATTTCCATTGTAATATAAAGAACACTACGTCCTTGATTTAAACAGTTTGCAGCCATGTGACACATGAACAAAGATTTACCAACCCCTGTACCTGCCAATGCAATGTTTAGTGTTTTTTGTGGTAGTCCACCTTTAGTAATCTTGTTAAAGAAATCTAAATCAAATGGAATACGTTTTTCTGTTTTGTGATAAAAATCAAATCTTTCTTCTGCATCTGTTAGATAATCATGTCCAACTCTATTGTCAAAAGATACTGCAAGAGCATTCGTTAATAGACTAGGTAATGCATCTGGCTTTCTATTTTTATCTCTTCCCTCAATAATAGATATACCGTCAACTACTGCGTTATAAACTGCTTTGTCTTTACAAAATGTTTCAGTAGTATCTAACAACCATTGACTATCAACATCGTCTGTCGATAACGTTGTTACTAATTCTGATATATCTTTAAACTGCTGTTCGTTTAAATCTTTCCTAGTACCAAGTTCAACTTGTAATGATGTTGTTGTTGGCAACTTGCTATACTTCATAGCAAATTTGCTTATCTCATCAAATACAATCTTTTCGTTATTGTCTTGAAAATAATCTGGCTTTAGAAATGGTAGTACTTTTCTTGCGTACTCATCATTACATATCAGATTTGCTAGTATTGTCCGTTCTATATTTTTCATCCATTACTTCCATTAATATATCACCAATCAATTTAAAAAATTTATCATCAAATTGATCTCTTGGTATTGCATTGTTTTCAACTATATCATATTCAAACTGCATTGTCAACATATTATCTTTCTCAATTGGTGTGACTTTACCATACTTGTACACAACACCTGCAAACTTGCCTTCATTGATTCCTATACAAGTTTGTTCGGGGTACTTTGCAGTTTCTATATAACTAAATTTTGTCATTCTTAAATGTCGCCAACGTAATGTAAATAACTTCCTATCATATACTTCGGTTTGTCTTTTGGTTTTAACCCAGCATGTAAGTGTGTCCACATAGGCGGAAACATTAACATGTCACCTTTCTTGCATTTAGCATGAAAGTTTAATTTTGGAAATACGGTACCACCTTCTTCATTATCATCTAGATAAACAAAGAAAACCATAAATCTTGTACAGTTTTTATTATCACCTACATCCACATGAGGTCCAAACTCATCATGATCATTAGGTAAATATTTTTTTAATCTAAGGTCTTCCAATGCATATTTCATTGGCCATTCGTTTGTGATACCCACAGAAGATGCATACTTCTTAGCATGTTCAACATATATTTGTACAAGTTCAGCTTGTTCTTTTTCCCAACCTGCTTCTCTAAGATTTAGTTGTGTGAAATTCATACGTCCAGCACCATGTCTTTGTTTGTCTTTGTCAAGAGAGTCCTCATACTTTTTAACTAACCTATCGCATAGTTCTTCACTAAACGCTTTGGGAAATACTCTTATTAGATTATCTTTTTCCATTATTCACTTTCCTCTTCATTTCCATACATAAATTCTTTCTTTGCAGCGATGTCTAGTTTTTCTAGAACCTCTTCTGTAAAGTATGTTTCGGGGTTATCATTAATTGTTTTACCAAAAAATTTCTTGCCATCTGGTAGTTCGTATTTTGTAGATACTTTCTTGAAGATATTATATTTCTCTGCAAGTGATAATAGACCATAGTATCTGTCAAGACCTTTATCGTATGTAAGTCTAACTTCACACATAGAGTTTTCTTTTGTCAATCTAGATTTCTGATTCTTAATCTTTATAATATTACCTACGACCTCTGTTCCGTCTTTTTCTTTTTTCTTAGAAAGATATACAATAGAAGAAGCTGCATATTTTAATCCACTTCCACCACCCATTTCTTTCATAGGTATATACGATCCAACTACATCATAAGTATGATTAGTAACAACCATTGGTACTTTTGCTTTACCAAGTTTTAATGTTAATACTCTAAATGCAGCTTTCAAGACTTGAGCTCTTGTCATGTCTCTAGTCTCTTTACCCTCAGCAGTATCTTCTACTTCTTTTGTAGTTGATAACATACCAAGAGAATCTAAACACATAAACATTGGTTTACGATTTGCCTCTGGTGTTTGTTGATATGTTTCTAAAACTTTTAATGCTTGAGTTCTAAATTCTTGTACAGTTGCAACTGGCATTATAACCATTCTCTTAGAATCAATTCCTCTAGTTTCTACCATATTTTTAGTAATCGCACTTTCTGATTCAAAAAATATAACACCACCCTCTGGGTTCTGATCTAAGAAATGTTTACACATTCCCATTAAGAAAAATGTTTTACCTGTTGCAGATTCACCTGCCAATGCAGTAATTTTATTACCTGCCAATCCACCATGAATAGAACCTGATAAGATTGCATTCATCATGTAACTTCCTGTATCGATAAAGTTCTCTACATCACCAGACTCGACACCATCTGATACTAGATTAGCATATTCATTGCCCGTACTCTTAATTATATCTTTTAAAAAATCACTCATTATTATCTCCAAATAGAACCTTGTTTAAATTGGGTTCTTTATAGTTTTCACCTTTCATTACTTTTCCACTAGGGCCTTTTACTGGTTTGCCGTCTTTACCCATCTTGCTCATGTTAGAAGTGTGTACTTCTTTAAAACATTTATCAAGATCGATGCCCATTGCATGTCCAGCTCCATAGGTGACGTATAGGATATCTGTCAATGCATCTGCTATCTCTACCAGATCAAACTTATTTATTGCTGTAATAAGTTCGGTAAATTCTTCCTTAATTAATTCAGTTCTTAATTCTGCTAATTCAAATGTTGGTAATTGTGGCGTAGTTAAAACTTCTTGATCATACGCTTTCATAAACTTTTCTACTTTTTTAAAGTTGCTCATTTTACTGCTACTGCTCCTACAAACATATGATTACGCCAGAATGGTTGTACATCTTTGAAACCTGCATCATACATGTATTGTTCTATTTGTTTCCAAGTATTAGGTTTCATAATATTTCTTAACACTTGTTCTTTGTCCATAATATCTTCGGTAGTAAAATACTTTCGTTTGTAATCATAGAAGTTAAAAGTAATCATTTCTTGAAACTTAGCATTCTCACATATAGTTTTTTCTGCAAAGACAAACGCACCACCTTCATTTAAACCATCATAAATCTTTTTAATCATTGGTGCTCTATCTTTCATTGACATAAACTGTAAAGTAAATATTGAAGTAATTAATGATGCATTAGACATTGTAGAGTCTCTTACATCTTCATGTAGGAATTGAATTTTTTGTTTAGGATATTCTTGTTTTAAAAGATTACCTCTATGTTTCATATCACCAACAAATCCGTCAGCAACTTCTATACCGTGGTAATATACATCTTCAATATCCTTATTCTTTTTAATTAATGCTTCTGTTAGTTTACCTGTTGAACAACCAACATCATAAACGTTGGTATGACTTTCAATAAAGTATCTAGACAATGAAACTACATCGGTTAGTAAATCTTGATACCCACGAATACTTTTATCTATGTGATTATCAAAACCTTCTTCTCTATGTGCAAAAGTAAAATCAGCCATTACATCCTCTCTTTATTTTTAAATTTATGTCCATACTTCTTACTCTTTCTAATTCCCATATAAAATTCACCTGCTTCATAATCCCACTTCTTGCCATGATGTCCTCTTATATCTGCCCATTTCATTCTTAGTTTAACTATAAATTTTCTTACTACTCTGATCATAATTTTGTTTTATACCTATACATAACTAAACACACAAAGAGTATTATTAAAAACTCTATCATATATTTTTTAAAACTTTTTTATACATCGAGTCTGCAAGATGAGCCATCATTAAACTAGGAACCATACGACCACAACGTTCACTTTTTTGTGACCACTTCCCTGTCAATTTAAAATCATCAGGTAATGATGTCACTCTTTTTAATTCACCCAAAGTAAATTTTCTATCATCATTCCAATGACAAACACCAGCAGTTTTTTCTGTTGCACCCATTGCTGTAATAGTAGGACTTGGTTGAAATTCTGAAGCAATCTTAAGATTGAAATGCCATCCTTTAGGATGATAATCTGTTCCTGTAATAACCTTTGCTGGATTTCTTGGCATCAATGTACACGTTTGTTTATAGTATGCTGTTTCTTTCCATTTAGTAGTAAGCATTTCAAGTTCTTCTTGATCATACTCTAATCCGTCAAATGCACCCTGTAAAGTTGTTATTGTATTGTTTGGTGTAGGAAACAAAGATGATAATGTCATAAAGTTTAAACCAACTTGATCCATAATATCGTCTCTTACTCCCATGAAGAAAACTCTACGTCTTCTTTGTGGAACACCAAATAGAGAACAATCATGTACTTTTGCAACTACTTGATATCCAATGTCCTCAAATGTATTTTGTATTTTGTTGAAGTATTGTTTTGCTTCTCCAACTGTTAGACCTTCAACGTTCTCTGCAATAATAGTTTTTGGTCTGATAACATTAGCAACTCTTAAAAACTCAAAGAATAAATCTTCAATGTTAGTTACTGTTTTGCCATCTGAATATTGTTTAGTTTTTCCAAACCCATCACTATGTACAGTTCCCTCTCTTGCAAGAGTACCACACATACTAAATGCTGAACAAGGTGGACTACCATCTAATAAATCTAGTTCGCCTTCTTTTAAACCTGTAAGTTTTAGAAAGTCTTCTCCTTTTAAATCTTTTATATCACCATCAAGTATAGGTGTGTTTGGATAATTATCTCTGTAAGTATTTCTTGCCTCTTCAACAAATTCATTGATTGCAAGTATCTTACCACCAGCAAGTCTGTAACCTGTTGATGATCCACCACCACCAGCGAAAGTAGATATTACTCTAAATTTTTCTAATGCTTCTCCAGCATAAACGTCTTTCATTAGATATGGTTTGTACTTCATAATATAAATGCCTCCAAGTTTGCAGGTACAGTTTGTTTTTGTTTCGGCCAATCTCTTACTAAATCCATTACTCTTGTTCTACCTTTGTAATTAATTTCAGTATTATTTAGCAGTCTTTCAAATAGTAAGTTGACACCAGAATCTAATTGTAAGTTTAAATGTTTCTTAACATCTTTACCAATATTAAAAGCAGTTCTAACATGATGCTTTTGATAAGGTTGATTTAATTGATACCAATCCATACTATAAAAATAATCTTTCACTTCCTTTGTTAGATAAGGTGTAACAAAAACTTTATTATACTTATCTGCAATTTTTTTGTGCCAGTTGTATCCAGCAGTATTCTCGGGCAAGAAATAGTTATCTCTAAATTCATCAAACTTTTCTTTTGTATGTTTGTAATGGATATTTGCTTTTTTACTCACTCCATAATAACCATCTGCAGCCCAACCAGATAGAACATACGTTTCTGCAATCTTTGGGTAGACGTACATAAAAGGATACACACATTCATAATGAGTTTTCTTTACACATCCTAAGTTTACTAGTTTGTAAAAGTCTTCCTCTAGTTTGCTCGTATCAATTACAGTTCCAACGAATCCCCAGCCGTTTTTAATTGCAATCTCTTTAGCCTTATTATAATCATAACTGACCTGATTGTCAAGGCAAAAAGAGTATGCATTGATCTTTTTTCCACACTCTTGAGCTGCTAAACCTACTGATATACTGTCAATTCCACCAGATAATAATACTGCAACATAATCATCTTTTACAGTTTTATCTATATGTTCAACTAGCAGTTTATCTATCATACAAAGAAATCCTCTAGGTTTCCAGCAGTACCATATGATCTATCAACATTCCAATTGATTTTTTCAATGATATAGTTTAGTGGTTCAACAAAAGACTTTTCGAATTGTAGTTCATAGTCAATTGCAAAGTTTAATTGTTTTGGAAGTTTTGTCATAAATGCAATAGAAGAAGATTGATATATGTTTGGTAATTTCATATAAAGAAACTTAATTTTATCACCTTCTTGAATATAAGGATAACGACTTTGTAATTTATTCTTTTCTATTAAATGATTGTAAAGTATTGCACCCTTAACATGTATAGGGGCACCTTTCTTAAATAGTGAATGTGATTCTGTCCATTTAGATAAACCATTTACACTTCTAGGATACGCAACTAGTTCAGGTGGTAAGTTCATAAACTCTTCTCTAAACGTTTGTATAAATGTGTTCATTTCTTTTTCAGTACCAGACATCAAAATATGTAATGCTTCCTTGATCTTATCTCTACATGCAGCTGGTGTGGATGATTTAACTGCCTCAATCCCCATAATCTTAAGTTCAGGTTCTTTGTATCGAACACCTTCAACATCCCACGCATTTAGAATATATCTTTTCTTTGCTGTCCATATACCTTTGTCTGCGATAACTTCTCGTTTCATCTGCATCTTTTGATCATATGCATTTAAATACTCTGCAAGTTCTTTGTATGATGTATCAATAAAAGGTTCAATCTTTTCTTTTGCAATTGTATCAAGAAAGTCCACAGGGTTTTTTGGTTGAAACTTTTCTACCAATGTATCGAATGTAATGTAAACTGAATCTGTATCAGAAGCAATTACATAATCTTTATCTTTTGTTTTAAGCAAATCATTCATAAATTCATTAATCTTTTTTTCAATCCAACGAATAGATAACTGACCAGAAGAAGTGATTGCCTCTGCCATTGTGTTTGAATAATATCTAAACCAATTGTTTCCAATCGCACCATAAGCTGAGTTAAGAGATATCTTTTTTGCCATTTGAATATTATCAAACTTTGATATCTGTTTAACAAATTTTGGGTCTTTTGTATTTACATATTGTTGTTTTGCATCCAACATATAACGTTTGTATTTTACACGATCATTATACATGGTCTGCATAATCTCTGGTAGGAATCCTTGTTTCTTTGTATTGAATAATGCACCATTAGGAGTCATCGTTACGTTATCACCAAGTGGTGATGTATCAACTTCTTGGTTTAAAAGTTTATCAATTGTCATACCAGGTACCGTTTGTTCAGACTTCATTGTTTCTGGTGATATATTATATTGCATAATTAAGTGTGGATACAAAGAGTTTAAGTCAAAAGATAATACCCATTTGTGCATACCGACTTGAGGGTCTTTAACATATGCACCCATATACTTACTATCTTTAGATGATGATTTTTTCTGTGGTATAACAACACCTTTACTCATTAAGTAATTGTGTATTAGAATATCCCAATACTTAACCGAACCAAGAACATCTGTATAATTTACTTTGGCTTCATATGCCATAGTTAAACATAGTTCAATTAGTTTCATCTTGTCTTCTAATGCATCAACAATTTCTACATCTTTAATATTGTAATCGATGAATGATTGATAATCGTTTGTGTACCAATCTCTAAATGTATCGTGTGGGTTTTCATCTTTTTTTACACCAAGTTCAACACTAGCAATATGATCTAGTCTATAACTTTCTTGATTGGTGTATGTAAATTTTCTATAAAGGTCAAAGTAATCTAAAGCTGCAATACCTTGAATGTCATATACCATTTGAGTTCTACCCATTTGATATACATCTTTTGAATGTACAGATTTCCAAGGTGATAATCTTTTAGCATCATCTTCGCCTAAGACCTTTTTAATTCTATTAACTAGATATGGAATATCAAAAAACTCTGTATTCCAACCAGTAATAATATCGGGGTAATTAGAACACCAGAAGTTTAGAAAATCGTATAGTAAATCTTTTTCACTATTACATTTGATATAAGTTACATCTTTTCTGTTTGTTTTATATTCGTGTAAACCAAATACAATAATCTCTTTGTTTGATTGATTTTTTAATGTAATTGATAGCATTTCTTCTTCTGCTACATCGGGGTTAGGAAACCCATTCTCACAAGCGACTTCTATATCGATTGTAGTAATTAGAATTTGATCTTTGTCAAAGTCTGTATTGTATTCTTCATTTAAAAATGAATATTGAAATTGTGTATTACCATATACTAAGTGTGGTTGATTTTTATATGCTTCAACCCACTCTTTGGCTTCTTTGATTGTTTGATGTTTTACTGGTGTAACGTATTTTCCGTCTAGCGTTTGAAACTTAGTCTCACGCATAACAGGGCAATAGAGAGTTGGCGAGTACTTAATTTTTCTAGCAACTCGTTCTCCATTGACTACCTCACGCAAGAGTAATGAATTACCCCACGGCACAATGTTCGTATAAAACCTCATAATATAACCTTCAATGTATTAATGTTTACTTCGCTTCTTTAATGTTCTTACCAATATTATACTTAGTTTTCAATTCCCAATCTTTTTTATCTTTAAACGAAATGATTTTAATCTGACTTAATGGTGACATGTTTTCTTGATCACCACTAGGAATAGTTACAAGACCCCAATCTTTTAAAAGATTAGCGATTCTGTTTCTACGACCAATATCGTTTTCTGTTAGATTTGTTTCTTTACCATCCAAAGCAAATAGTTCTTTAAAGTGTACAATATAGTACTTGCCTTGTTTGTGTAGGATATGACAACTTTGATATAAGATTTTTTCTTTTCTAGATGCGACACCAATACGAGAAAGAGTTTCTCTGACTTTTAAAAAGTCATCTGGTTCTTTCAATATCACTTCGAGCATTTGCTCTTTAGTCCAATTAATGTTTTCCATGCTTACCACCCTTATTCAATCTTTCTTTAATTCTTATAATTTGTTCATTACTTAGTATGCCAAGAGCAGATTTGGCTTTCTCATTACTGTAACCATAATACTCTTTTACTACTTCTAAGTCTTTTTGTTTGCTTGCTTTCATAAATGGTGCAAACCTTTTTCGACTTCTAATGCTATTTAGTAAAAAATCATATTGTAGTTTATTGTCAATGTGATGCATACGATTCATTTCATTAACCAGTGATACAGTATCGCTAAAGGGCGCTAGACATTTATTTACTATATACGCTGGATATTTTTTTTCCCACATAGGATCATCACCATCCATTAAATTAGTTTTTGTGTGGTTAATAGAATTTAAATATTCTTTCAATTCATACATAATTATACTTTCTTTGTTTTAAACACCACGCATGTTCTTAACATAAAACACTTCTTGCTTACTGGCATTGCTTGATGATGGTTCTTAGCAGTAAATCCAATTAGTCTATTGCCTTTGTAATTAAGTAAAGTACCTTTTACTAGATCATCATCATAAACTGTTGTTCCACCACCATAATTGATATTCCAATCCATATTAGGATAGTAAATATATGTTATCTCGCCATCGTCTTGATGAATAGATGGTTCTACACCTGGTGTATGTGCGTTAAAATATGCTCTAATGATTTTTGTTTTAGGAACATCTGGCAAGTTTTCGATACCTTCCCATAAAGGAATAAGATAATCAAAACCATTTGCTGTCATTTCTTCTATATCATGACCTGCCAATGTATGCCAATGTCTATCTGGTTCGTTCTTGTTTGCTTTATAATGCCAATGCCAATTAAAGTCTGTATTGTGTACAGACCCATCAATCAATTGTGCAAGATGATGTTCTAAAAAATTATCTTTACAGATTATCATTTGAATTTCACCTGACTCATGATTTCTGTCATACACGCAAGCATATTAATTTCTTGATCTGCTACGAATGCTGACTTGTATTGATAGTCTGATAAGATGACCACAGCGTGTGGTATTGTACTTGGGTCTACATTGTCATAAAGACTATCATAGATCGTTCTATACACCCTGCTAGGATCGTTATCTAGATTATTTACAATCCATTTACGAACATTGGTAAATTCTTTCTTCTTAAGATGAGATACCAACTCTTTAATATTTGCACTTCCAATATCTAAAAGAATACCAGCATCTATTTGACCAGATACAGAATACCTTTGTAGTTCATTTAAAGTTCTTCGCCAATCGGGAAAATATGAATTGATTAATTCAGCAACAGCTTTAGGTTCAAACTTAATTTTTTCATCGGCAAGAATAGTTTGCGTTCTTTTAAAGAAAGCTTCTGCAAGTTTAATACGTTCACCATTCTTGATTTGGAAATCAATATTAGAACATCTTGATTGTAAAGGTTCTATTAATCTGTTTTTGTAATTACATGTAAGAATGAATCCACAGTTCTTATGAAACTCTTCCATGAAACCACGCAACGCAGGTTGAGTAGATTGAGGATTTAGATAATCTGCCTCATCTAGAATAATGTACTTACGTCCACCTTCTAATGAAACAGTTGATGCAAAGTTTTTAATCTTAGTTCTTAATACATCAATACCAGATTCTTCTGATCCATTTATAATCATCCATGTACTACCGATCTGTTCCACCATTGCTTTTGCAATAGTAGTTTTGCCAGTTCCAGCACTACCAGATAATATTAAATTTGGAATGTGACCTGTGTCAACAAACTCTTGAAATGTGTTTTTTAGTTTGGACGGAAGAATACAATCTTCTACTTTAGATGGTCGATACTTTTCGACCCATAAAAATGTTTCCATTATTAAACCTCAAATTTTGATTCAGGTTCTAATGCAATCCAATACTCCACTTTATTAGTTCTTGATTTGAAGTGACTAATATTTTTTGAAGAAACAGATACATCATAAGTACCAGGTAATAATTTAAGGTTCTCTACTTTATAGAAAAACTCAAAAGACTTAGCACTATCTTGAGTAACAACATCTACTGAATAATCATTTGCAGTATCATTTTTCTTATCTGATACTTTCATAGTTGTCTTGCCACCTTTTTTCTGTAAACACAAATCAGGTGCTTGTATTACAGACGCAGCTCGTTTCAATTGATTTAGTGTATCACTAGTCAATTCAAAAGTAACATCCGTTGATGGCATAGTAATCATCTTACTAGGACTTGTCACAACCGATGGGTCTGAATAGAAGTACTTAAGTTTTGTACCTTTACTTGTCTCTTCTTTGATTGTTAAAAATTGATCTTGAAAATCAATCACAGGTGCTTTAAATAAACTTGTACTAGACAGAAATTCATTCAAATCATATATTGCAAATTGTTGAGGAAATACTTCTTCAACATCTGCTTTGGCAACAATGTTTTTCATTGCTGACATTGTAGTAAGTGTGCTACCTTCTTTAACCAATAGATTAGGATTGATTGTAGAAAAGTTTTTTAGTACATTTACTGTATTATCATTTAGTTTCATTTTTTCACTTTCTCCATATTGTTATCATTACTTGATATTAACAAAACGATATAATGTATTGCTTTAAATAAATCCATTCTGTTTTTACCATTCTTCTTACCATACCTTGCAAGATATTTTATTGCATTGGCCTGACAAAAATCTTCTGCTATTCCAAGATGCCTTAGCATATCTTGTACTTGAAACCCATCTTTATCTACACTATAATGTTCTTTATAAGTTACATCAATATAGTTTTTGATTTGTTCAAGAATTTGTTCTTCATTATATTTCATATTAAAACTTCACCCCCCACAACCTAAACTCTTTTAGTCTCATTAAATTTAAAGTTGCATACGCTGGAATGATTAACATCACACCTGACTCTGCTGGAACACTATCATAAATTTTAGGATATAGATCATGTCCGTATCCAAAGTTTTCAGCAGAACCCCAAGTAACATTCATGTCACCGATGTTATCTAGAAACAAAACAACCTTTAATTGATCATTACTTGCATCATAACCCTCGTCACTAGGATTTGTAATAGTAATCATCTTTTCAAGATCGTATGCTTTTTTCAAATATGTTTTTGAAACTTTTTGTAGAATAGCATCTAATGCGTCTTCATCAGGTGTATTCTTAATTTCTTCAGCAATCTCATTTGGAAATTCAACACGCATAATAGGACACATGGTTTGATTCCTCATTTCGATTTTCAAACCTTTATTAGTTTCTTGTTGTTCTTTTTCTAGAGATTGTGTTTGTTCTTGTAGTTTTTCATCAATTACTTTTGCCTCTTTATTAAAATCTTCGTCAGGCGTAATCTGATTTCCTATTTGGTCAAATGCTTTCATAATTTATTTCCTTACTGTTAGTAGCAATCTATCATAAACTAGGGGCTGTTGTCAACCCCTAATTTACTTTTATGATATATTACTTTATAGTGATTGTTTTGAGTTTATCTTTCTCTGGTACAACCTTTTCCATTGACACTTTCAATAGACCATCTTTAAGTTCAGCACCAGTGACTTTTACATCATCAGCGATTGTCCAAACTTTCTTGAATGATCTCTTTGAAATACCTTTATGCAGTACACCATTATTATCTTCGACCTCTTTAGTGTCTTTGTCTTTAATAGACTCGATAGTAAGTTTACCTGCTTCTACTTCCACTTTAATATCTTTCTTAGAGAACCCTGCTAGGGCAACTTCGATATCAAACTTATTTTTATCAGTTTGAATGATATTGTATGGTGGGTAGTTTACTTGATTTATAAATTGATTGTCTGCATCAAACATTTTATCGAATTGAGAAAAAACGTCATCAAATCCAATTGATACTGGTTGCAGTTGTTGAAATATGCTTAGTCTGGTCATTATATGTACCTCCTTATTTTAAGCAAAGTTTAAATTTGATACCTCTAATGAGCGTATCATACTTATTTATATGGGGATTAAACTTCAAAAGTCAACCCCCATAAAAATTTTACTTAAATGTTTGTATCAGTTTCGTCTTCTGATACTTCATCTTGTTCGATCTCTGATTGATCATCCGTACTGATTTTTGAAACATCAACTCCAGCATCAATCTTAGTGTAAAGATTTAAGAATGATTCTTTTGTATCATCGTCAAATCTATTCACACACAACTCAACGGCTTTCATTTTTTCACCGAAGATTGAAAATGCTTTTGCAATGTGATCAAGTCTTCTTGTTGAGATAATCTCATCGACTCCACCTTCATAGAAAGTTTTTCTAATGACTTCTGCCCAAGTACATAAGTTGGCGGCAAACTTCTTATCCATTTTGCCATACTTATCCATAGAATTAATAACAATCTTTTCTTCTACTTTTTTCGCAGCATAAGGTTGTTCGATTGTTACGGCAAATCTTTCTAGAAATGCTTCGTTAAGAATGTTAGTTCCGATAAATCTACCGTCTTCTGAACCTTTACCTTTGGTATTGGCAGTAGCGATAACATTGAAACCGTTCTTTGGTGTAATCCATTTATTTACTTTTTTAAGATAAACACCTTTACCTTCTAAGATAGGTTGTAAACACATTAACTTGTTTGAACCTAGGTCACACTCATCAAGCAACAAAGTACATCCCTTATCCATAGCTTCAATAACAGGGCCAGGAACAAATTTAGTTTCACCAGATACTAATCTGAATCCACCAAGAAGATCGTCTTCATCCGTTTCAATTGTAATGTTAACTCTGATTAACTCTTTCTTAAGTTCGGCATGTAATTGTTCGACCATTAAAGTCTTACCGTTACCAGATAGACCTGTAATGAATACAGGATAGAACATGTTAGATTTAATAACTTGTTTCATCGTTTGATAATGACCCCAAGGTACAAATCCTTTAAACTTACTAGGAATAAGATTTTCTTTTTCCATGTGAGTAGCGAACAAGTTCACTTCCATTGATTCAGGTATTGATTTTGGAACATTAACCGTTTCTGTTTTAGAAACTAGTTTTCCAACAGACACCTCACCTTCAATAGGTAATTTGTATTGTCCATGTCCAACTTTATATTCGGGTTTCTTTAACCAACTAGGATTAGAATATCCGTTCTTGGTTGCAAAGTTATTAATGTCTGATCTAGAAAGAATGGCACCTTGTCCATACTTTTTTGATATCGCATCAATAAATGACTCTTTATTATTGTTCAATGATTTCATAATATATCCTCTCGATTGTTGTTTTCTCATCATTAGTATATAATAACACGATTCATGCGTTATTGTCAACCCCTAAAAAGGCGGGGCCCCTCATTATTCTAGGCAACTAACCCTATGAATTTGTTGAGTAATTGTCTATTAACAGTTTTTGCATTCATAGATTTTGCAAAAGCACTCTTAATTGACCCTACTTTTGCACCAGGTTTGATTGTCAATTCCTCTGATTCGGTTGAATTGCCACCTGATGGTAGGATGTAATACTCATCATATCCTTGAGTCTTACAAACAGCTACTCTGTTTTTTCTTAATTCTTTTTGAATTTCAACAACTTTCTTTTTATCTGAATAGCTAGACAGTTTAAACTTCTCTTCAATAGTTCTAAGAGTAACTCTTCCAGCTCTGCCTGATCCAGCAATAAAGAATCCTGTAATAGTCAATGATGGTTTGATCTTTTTAACTAGTGTCAGTAATGATTCTGTCATTTCACTTCTATAACCGTCTGTAACTACAATAGACTTGCCAGACTCTTTGTGAGTAACATGAGTCTCTTTATTCCAAGGTTGGAAACTGTCTCTAGTTATATTTCCTTGACTATCTGATCTAAATGCGTCACTAAGAGAATGACTATCACCATCAGTTAAAATTACAATATTTGATTTTTGTACTTTGTATTTTTCAACAAATGTTTTTTCAATTTGAGGAATTGTAAGGATTGAATGATTTAATGGTGTTCCACCAAGATTGTAAGCAGTAGGAACATAAAGAGGATCACCGTCATATTCGTTTGTTCCATTCCCTCTTCTATCTACCCAATAGTAAGAAAATCCTAAAAGATATTTCATCATTGTCATAGTTTGATCTTTAGTCATATTAGAATTAAAGTATTCTAACAATCTTGTATTGTCAATATTCATATCATTATGAATCATTTCTTGAGATAGTTCTTCAACAGGGGTTTCACCATATCTACCATAATCACCTTGTACTCTACCATACTGATCTGAAAATGCAAATACTTGATATGGAATTTTAGTTCTTTGACAAAACCAAATAAGATTGAATAACTGTTTTACGGTATCTCTCATATTGTAGGCCATTGAACCAGACCAATCTAAGTACATAATCATTCCATGATTAGTTGCACCAGGTATAGTTGTCATTTTTGCAAACAGATCATCATTGTATTTGTAAGTATGAATCTTGTTCATATCTAACATACCAGTTTTTGAAGTAGTAGCTCTCTTGTACATATCAGCAGATTTTTTCATTTCAAACTCTTTGACCATGTATTGAACAACTTTTTTATTGTCATTAAATAGTTTAATGATTTCAGCATCTAACCATTTTTTAAATGCGTCTTCAGCATAGTGATTAGTTTTATTTGTCCAATATCTCTCACCAGACAATTCTTGCATAATTTGTTTTGTTGGAATAATCAATTTAGTCAAATCAAATTTACTAGGTATATTAACATAATCTCTGTCTCTAGCATTATCGTCAATTTGATTTAAGAAACTTCCATTCTCTAAATCTTTTTCTTTCATGTCAGTAGCAGACGTTAATTCTGATCCGTCAGATTTTCCCCCAGCACTTGCATGTTCAGCTGATTTTGATTTACTTTTTTCTGTATCAGATTCTTTATCTTCTTTTTCTTGATCATCTTGATTATCATCTTCACCAGATGTATCTTCTTGTTGATCGTCTTCTTCTTTTGAATCTCCAGCTTCTCCAGCACCTTCTTGTTTTTCGCCGTCATCATCCATTTTCATTTTAGATTTTCCAGCAGATTCTTGTTCTTCTTTTTTCTTTTTTTCTTTGTGGTATCCAGCGATCTCAACTGCAAGATCAAGAACGTCTTGAGGAGTCTTACATGCACCAACTTTTTTTGCAAGTTTTTTTTCTTCATCACTAAAGAAAACATCAAGACCTGTCTTAAAGTAAATATTAATTTTATCAATAATATTCATCTTAGATAAATCTTGATTTTTGATACCGAAGAAATCTTGTTTTAATAATTCTTTGTAACCATTTGTAAAGTTCTTAACAGAACCAGGGTATTTTTTTTGTATCATTGCTTCAATTCTTGCGTCTTCAAGAACATTAACAACAGACTTATTAAGTCCTAAATCGTGAGATTTTTTTAACATATCTAAAGGTGTCCATAATGCATGGGCAACTTCATGACATACAAACATGTCATATACATCATCTGATATATCGTTTTTAAATATTGGTAAAGTTAGTTCTCTAGTTGCAACATTGAAACTTGCTGTCTGAGTCTTTTTGTGTACAACGTGTACATTTTCAGTAGCAAGTAATTTTGCAATAGTACTCTTTTTGTTTTGATTTATTGTTTTCAATTTAACCTCTTTCTGTATCATCATCCTTATAATGACAGGTTATGAGGGAATTGTCAAGGGCTTAAAAAACCCTTATAAATCAAGGGCTTCTAGTACACGATCAGCGAGAAATCTATGGGATTCCTCATTTGGATGGGCATCGATGCCACTGATTCTGTATGATTCTCCGTATGTTTTCCTTAGTAATTCTAACATATTATATCCACCTAATCTTTCGAATATAGGATATCCAATAAATTTACTATCTTCTATTAACAATGAAATAGGATTTTTGATAAAATCACGTTCTCTTATCTGTCGTTTTTCCATTTCAAGATCAGTTGGATATTTATCGGGGTCTAAAGTTTCTTCTGTATCATAATTTGCAGTTGTATTAGACTCTTTTCTAAATTTATTATATGTCGGTAACATCTGCATTTGTAAGAAATTTAAATGATTCTCATTACAGAAACATTGAAACATATACATTATTTGTAAGTTGTCATTCATAATATCAATATCTTTAGGAAACTTTGTTTCTAACATATCATAGTACGAATCTACTTTTGTTTCAGAATCAACAATACTGTCTTTAGTAAAACTATCTTTTACATCTGACACTCTAGGAAGAATTGTACGAAACGGATAGTCTGTATAATCTTTATTATCAGATAGTATATCTTGTCTAGTCCATTCTGACCAAGCAACAATGACAGCATCAATATCTTTAGGATTATGTTTTAATACTTCTTTAACAACATTATGTAATATCGATCTATTACCAGAACCACATACACCCACATTGATAACTTCACGCTCAGTAACCTCACCTAATACTTCAGGCCACATTTTAAAATCCATAGCATTTGGCTTGGCATGCTTTGGCATACCCTTATCTGTAAATGAACATCCACCAACTATAATTTTACTCATAGATTTTCCTTAAAATATTTTTCATATTTATTTTCTTCATTTTTATATTTTTCTGAATCTAAAGGTGGTTCTTTTTTTTCTGTTATTCTTGGCCATATCTGACTGTACTTGTCATTTACTTCTAACCACTTTTCTATACCAGATTCTGCATCACTAACAATAGCATCAACAGGGCACTCTGGTTCACAAACGCCACAATCGATACACTCATCGGGGTTAATTACAAGCATATTTTTACCTTCATAAAAACAATCGACAGGACAAACTTCAACACAGTCCATTAGTTTACATTTAATACAATTGTCGTTTACAATATAAGTCATTTAGTTTTAATCTTGTTTACCTTCTTTTGGATATAACCACCAACCTGTTGATATGTATTTTGATTCTGTATGTACAGGATTGCCTCTATGAGCCCAAGCAAAAGATGCTGGGAATATAGCCATCATACCTTTTTGTGGTTGTATTCTTAACTTTTCATATAAAAATTCTGTTTCACCTTCTTCGTCTGGTATATCGTTTAAATAAATCGTCCACGCCAAACATCTTCTAATGTTTTTATAATGAGATACCTCAGCATGAAAGTTATGAAATCCACCACCTTTAGGATCAGTTCTTTGTATTTTAGTTTCTTCTGATACTAGTTTTCTGTTTCCTCTATAAACAAAAGGATAATCTGCTAGATAAGAATTTAATGTTTCTCTTTTAATAGTTTCTATTTTATCATATAACAACTGATCAGTAATAGGATCAACCCACTTTTGTATATCTTGTCTAGTGTCTCTATTTGCTCTTACTGTTTTTGCACCAGCGCTTTCAAACCATTGAATTAACTCTTCGCATAATTCTGGTGTAGCTGCATTATGATATGTTTTACAAAACTCAATTAATTTCACGACACTCACCTTCTCTGTATGTATCTAATGTTAAACAATGTAATCCACTATCCCAAAATCTTTTATGTCTAAAAGGAACGTATATTGGATTTACGTTTGCTGATTTTAATTTATCATGTACTTCTGTTTGATAGTTTAATGTTAGTATATTCTTTTCATCTAGACTTAACATATTAACTTCAAATAATGTTTCATCTTGCATACCAACCCAATCATATAACCATTGATCTACAAACTTAACAAACTTATGGTCATGCATTTTTTCTTTTACAAACCAATTAATTCTTTCTTTCTTTTTAATTTTTCTATTATATTGATCTTCTACTAATTTCGCATAATCTTTTGTAGATGCAAAATCATTTGGATCATTTATAATCATACAATCCCAACCAGGAAAAGTTTTATTAAAGAAATCTTCTTTCATCCACGGCGATCCTATAATCAACCCAGGTCTAACTAAACACATACTACCATCAGTATGGCCACCAATAGCACATGTTGCTTTTTTGTACTTGGTGTCTGGTCGTTGTTTAGTATACCAATCAAAGAAACCTGACTTGTCAACTTCATCAACAATTAACTTATCACCAAGTCTTGTTAATGATGCAGCTGACATTTGCCATGTTGACCAAAGAAATTTGCTAAACTCAATAGGATGCTTTTTTATATTTGCTTCAAAATATTCTTGAACATCCCACGATGGCTCCCATGAATTAGGAACCCCGTCTTCAAATTGACCTTCTAGTTGTGGCGTGAATGGTCCAAGCATTGTTGGTACATCATGAATTTTATTTAACACATAATTACTAAACATATCTTTACATAGAGTAATATTACAATCAAACATATCTAATGGGTGTTCACCTGTTTCTTTACAATGTAGAGAAAATCCGTCTGTTAGAAATATCTCATCACCCATTGTTATATAATTGTCTCTAGGATTAATCATTGGTTTGGGTAATGAACCATTTGGATTATTCTCTTGCCATTCCATAAAAGAGTTTTCTTTTAAAATGTTTCCGTTTTGTGTCCATTTAGAATCTGTTTGAATAACTTCTACACCTAAATCTATAAGTTTTTTCTTTATAATATCTAAGTCTTCAATAGTTTCATACATAACTTTCTGAATACTATCTCTTATACTAGTATCTGGTAGATCATCAAAAAACTTAGGATCGTAAATGTTTCCAATTACAACTTGTTTTAATGGATCAAAATGTGTCCAACTATTAACCTTAGAATATTTTTTCTTTGTTATCATAAGTCCATACCTTTTTGTATAATAAATTCTGCGTAATGGTCATGAGTCTTTTGACCATAGTGACTATCTGTATCTGTTAGATCATCTAATTTTACACTATCATATAAATTCTTGCCACCTATAAATCTTAGTATAGGCCAACCCCAAAATCTATCTTTATCGATGAAATCAAATAAAGGATGATTAAAAATAAATTTAGTGGCAAACATTTCTTGTTCATACTCTATCATTGGTAGGGGGTTTAATTCTTGATAAAAAGTGTAATCTATATTAGACTCTTTTAATGCTGTTTGTAGCGTGTAGAATGTTTTTAGATTTAGATTAATAAGTGTTTCTAGATCAGCATTAAGTCTGCCATGCACTATATCAGTTTGCCATTTACGGTAAGCCTCAACATCATGATTTCTATTTTGTTCTTTGTAAACTCTATACCAATCTGACCAAAACACATATACATGATCAACTTTGTAATCATGCTCTCTTATTGCTTTTAGTGTATTGTCACATATAACATCATTCCCCACACCTGACTCAGCAATATTATCTACTTTAACATTTAACTTATCTGTCCAAACAGTAATATTATTTTTTCTGTAACCAGAATATTTTGGATCGTGATTGCTGTCGCCTGCTACTATTATCATATTATAACCTTAAAATACTTTGACATTGTATAACTTTTCAAACTCCATAGCATCATGCCATGTATTAACCATTGGTTTTCCTTTTATATTTAAACTTGTATTCAATAACATAGGACAACCTGTTTGTTCGTAAAACTCTTCTAGAATATCTCTGATAACAGATACACAACTAATTTCAACTAATTGTACTCTGGCACTACCATCAACGTGTGTAACTGATTTATAATCATGCATTGCCTTTGCTGTAAATTGCATGTATCTATTCATACGACCTTCAAAGTATTCTGGTGCAAACTCTTCAAGTATCGCTGGAGCAAATGGTCTAAACTTTTCTCTACGTTTAATAGTATTAACTGTATCTTTAATATCTAATCTAGGATCAGCAAGTAGTGATCTGTTTCCTAATGCTCTTGGGCCAAACTCTGCTCTTCCGTTTGCAACACCACAATATCCATGTTTCAATATATGTTTAACAACTTCTTTTGGATTGATCTTATTAGAAATGTTATGACCTAAGTATGGGTGTTTCCATTTTAACTTCTTCTTTTCTATTAAAGCAGCTGCACCAAGACTAGAACCTGCATCGCCAGGATTTGGCATAATCCAAATATTAAATCTTTCTGGTATCTTACTATTTGCTACACAGTTTAAAGCACACCCACCCATGATAACAAGATTTTTAGATGTAGTATATTTTAATAATTGTAATAGTTTTGTTTCATATAGATTTTGCATACTAGCTGCAATATCATATGGATGTTCATTAGGAAATATTTGACCACAACCTTTGTGATTGTTTTTGTAAAGTAAAGGTTCTAAATCTAACTTAGGTACTCCGTATGCAGCCATACCCATTACAATATATTCTTCTTCGTTTGGTTTATAACCAAGTCTTTGTGTAATTGCAGAATATAATAAACCAAGTGAATATGGATACTTCCATGACTTGATTTTTTTCATCTTGTCACCATTACACTCCCATATAGAAACTGTATCCCATTCACCTATGGAGTCAATAACAATTACATTACAAGTATTAAACTTAGAAGTATAATAACCTGCAGCTGCATGAGTTTCGTGATGTTTAAATATGTGTGAATATTTTCTTTTATACTTTACTCTAGGTTGACCACTCCAAAAATTTCTAGTATTTTTCCAAAAGTAATTTTCATAAAATGCCATGTTATCATAATAAGGTGTCTTTGCTAATTGATCTTTATGTACCCATCGATCATTTTTAATTCCACTATATCTTTCTGCGTGTGAAGCTGATATTATATTTTGTCCGTAAAGGTGTGTTACAGACGCATCATGAAACCCTTCTGATATACCTAAATTAGTTTGTTTCATTTTTTAATCCTTAATTCTGCTGGATCGTGTCCTTGAGTACACCAAAATTTGCATTGTCTGGCACAAGTCTTTTCATCTTTCCAAGACTCTGGTAATGTTTTAGTAAACCACTCACTATTTAATATTTCTTTTAACGAATGATTATTTAAATTTTGTTTGTCTTTAGTCTTTCTATATTCTTTAAACAAATTTTGATCTGTAACTTTTTTATCTTCACGCCAATTATAAGTACCCAAATAACAACAAGGCCAAACTGACCCATCTGTTTGAACCATTGTTTTTGTTTTATGATTTAAAAATTTACAATCTATTTTAGGCATCAGCTCTTTCTAAGTGTTCTATTTTACCTTGTTCATTTGTAAAAGTAAATATGCCTTCATCATTTTCAAATCTATCTGATCTATAAAAAACATGATTAGAAGAACCATTATCCTTTACTAGTTTTTTTATTTCTTCTATGTAATCTTGATTATGTTTGAATAATATTGTTTGAGATAATACAATTGATTGTGTTTCTGATAATGTACTCATATTTGCCAAACACCTTTTTAATGATGCACCTCTTCTATATTTTTGATGCATGTCTTCATTTATTCCGTCAATATCAAATACAATAGAAAGTCTTTTACCACAAAGAACACCTATGTTCCAATAAAACTCTTCGTTACGAATACTACCATTTGTTGTGATTGATACGTTTGATTTTGAGTTATCAATAATATATTGTACGATCTTTTGAATATCTTTACACATCATAGGGTCACCCCATGTACCACAAAAACTATATTCTTCTACATCGTTAAGTGTTTCTATTGGAAATTTATTTTTAAAATCTTCAAACGACCATTGTGTTAATGGTATATAATCATACGTCTTTGTAATATTATTTTTATCTGTTCTATCGCATTGTGGACATCTAGCGTTACATAGATTAGTAATTGCAATATCAAGTTGTTTAACTATCATCTTTTTTATCTAGATCATTTTCATAAATGAAACTAACACTTTTTGATCTCTTCGGTTTAATAAAAATATATTTAATTCTATTCCAATAAAATATAAGATATAATTTTAATAATCTTTTATTCATTACATTATCCTACTGAAGTTTTGTTCTTTAGCAAATCTAATACTGTTTCTAAACTTATCTGCTAGTTGATCACCTTTGTGAGATATGACAAAAGTATTTTCACCTTCTAGTGTATTCAGTATTCTTAAAAACTCTCCTGTACCTGTATCATCTAAACTTGAATCAAATATCTCATCTAGTATTAATAGATTTGTATTAGTAGAGTTTTTCATTTTTGCTACTGCTCTCCATGTAAATAATAATGCTAAGTCAATACGCATTTTCTCACCTTCACTAAACGAAGCATAATTAAATGTATCTCTAAACCTTGACTTAATTGTTTCAGTAAAGTTTTCGTCAAGTTGAAAATTAACATAGAAGTCCATACTCATAAGATACTTATTAATTAGTTGATTCATAATAGGCAAATATTGTTTAATGATTTTAGTTTTAATTCCTGTATCGTTTAGTATCTCTCTAGCAGTATTAACATAAACCATTTCTTCTTTAAGTTTTGAACGTGATGCTTCAACACCTTTACACTTATCCTTTTCAAGTCTAAGGTTCTCTTCATCTTTTTCAGATACTTTACCTGATTTAAATTTTTCTATATCTATTTCTAGTTTTGCATTATACTTTTCTAGTTCTACAATAGAAGATAACAATCCAGCACGTTGAGCTTCTGATCCTCTAATAACTTGTAATGCTTTATCAATATCATCAACTTGTTGTTTAACTTTTTCCATTTCTACTTTTAATTTACTTGCACCATCAGATATTTCAGAAACTTTATTTTTTCTTTCTGTTACCATGTGTTCTTTGTGTACGCTATCTATATCTTGATGGCATGTAGGACAGTTTTCATTATCAGCAAAGAATACTAATTCTTTTGTTAATGCTTTATGTTTTTCTGTTAGTGTTGATCTAACGTCTCTTAACTTTCGTAATCTATTATCATACAATGATTCATCTGTAACTTTAGATTTTAACTCTTCTATTTGATTTTTTAGAATAGTACTTTCATCATTTCTTTCAGATAGTATTTCTTTATTCTCTTCTAATGTTTTTTCTTTATCATTTATAATTTCATCTTTATCATTTTTAATATCACTAATAAAGTTTTCTTGTAACGCAATCTTTTCAACTGCCATATTAAATTGATAATCTAAATCTTTTACTTCATCTGTTAAGTCTTTTAGTTTTGATTTAAGTATCATATTCATGATTGAGAATATTTTAATATCTAATATTTCTTCAACAACTTCTCTTCGATGTATTGCTTTCAATTGCATAAAAGGTACGAATGATGCATTACCTAAAATAACAACTTGGGTGAATGAACGAAAGTTTAATTTTAATACTTGTTGCTCTAAAAACTTCTGATAGTCTCTAGCATTTGCTTCTTGATTTATCATTACATCATCACAATAGATTTCAAACTTATTAGGTTTGATTGATCTAACAATCTTCCATTCTTTAGTACCAACTCTAAATTCAATCTCAACAACACAATCCGTATTATTAACTGTATTAACTAATTGTGATTTAGATATTACTCTAAATGGTTTACCAAACAAAGCAAAACATAATGCATCAAGAATAGTAGATTTACCACTACCATTTTCTCCAACAATCAATGTAGATTTTTGTCTGTCTAATTGTATTTCTGTAAAACTATTTCCTGTACTTAAAAAGTTTTTCCATTTAATGCTTCTAAAATGTATCATAATTTATACTCAAAGTTTTGTGTTTCTGAATTAACGTGAACCTGTTTGGCTCCGTTACTAATATGAAAGTGTGTTGCCATTGGATTCAATGGTGATAATGTAACTAATCTTTCTATCTTATTACTCTTTGCCCAATCAAATAATTTTTTAACAATCTCTTTACCTGCACCTCTTTTTCTTGACCAAACAGTATAAGCAACTGCAATCTTACCATCTTTTACTCTAGACATGTAATCCATTTCTCTTACTGTAAATGGTACTTCGGGGCAAAAGGCAACACAAATAATTGCTTCTATCTTATCTTCAAACTTTAACCCAAATATTTTTCTACCATTTGTAATTCTAAAGCCTAAAGTTAATTCAGGTCTTACAGGGTCTTCTGCTACATCAATGTCATCAAGTTCAACTAACTCTGAACCTTTGACCCACTTAAAAAAATCTTCTAAATTATTTTTCCATTTTTTCATCATAATTCATTACCCCAACTATCCCAACCTTCTCGTTCTCTTCTTGCAAACAATTCAACATAAGGACCAGGTAGTAATTGTTCTATCCTAGTATAAATCTCGTCTGGCTTTCTACTATGTTCTTGTCTTGGTGCATGTATTAATTGTCTTACTGATTTTGATAGTCTGCTAGGTTTACCTTTTGTTGCAAGTAAACACATTTCGGGGTTTGATCTTGTCCAATAACCTAAACCTGTAAACATACCCATATCATTTTTATTTTGCTTCGCCCATGTAAAACCTACTGTTTTGTATTTGAAACCCCACGCTTTAATAACTTCCAAAGCTTCTGGTAGCATTGGGTCAACGCACCACATAAGTAAGACACAGTTGTCATCAGCAAGATCGCTAACAGGTAACTTACAAATATCAGATATAGACATGCAATCATAATGCTGTGTTGCATTACGCCCATCACCTTTTGAAGAGTAGCTTTTAAAGTGCCAGGGTGGGTCTGCATATATTACCTTATAGGTTTTAGAGTTCCAAGTCTTGAGCTTCATTGTATAATCCTCGCATAGTACTTTTAAGTCTATCTTTATCTAAATCAAGTTCTAGTTCGTCAACGTATTTGTCTAACAATGCTGTTGTGTCTTCTGCGTATTTTACAATATCATCTGATACGTTATCAGCATTTGTGTCTGAAAAATCCTCTATAATTTTTACTTCGTGTGCATTTGCTTTTAATAATTTTTCAGTAAACATATCAAACTTATATAAGTCTTTTTTATTTACTACAATTAGTTTAACATATTTTCTTGCATACTTTGATACATCATGATTTGTATAATCCTCTTGAGTATCATCGTAATAAATCTTTTCAAATATTGTTAATGGATTTACTATTCTTTCTAAGTCCATTGTTTCAGTATCAAATATATGAAAACCTTTTTGGTCTTTGTAATCATTCCAATAAATCTCATAAGGATTACCTAAGTAATATATGTGTCCGTCATCTGACTTGTGATGAAAATGTCCTGTGAATACTGTATGAAATTTTTTAAATAATTCTTTCTCATATCCTTGTTCATTTATTTGTCCTTTATGCATTTGGAAACCTTTGACTTCTAAATGACCCATACAAACTTTTGCTTTACTTTCATCTATCATACCCATAGAGTAAATGTAATTTTGTGGATTGATCCACGGCATCATTAAAATATCTAGTCCACCAATATTGACATCTTGTGCCTCTGCATATAAATGAAAGTTTTTATGTTGTTGTCCTAGAAGTTCTTCTAGTGAGTTAACATCATTTGTATTCTTATAATAGATATCGTGATTACCAACTATACAATGAAAGTCAACCTCTAAATGTTTTAGTGGTAATACAAATCTTTCTCTAAAATCTTTTGCAGTTTTAAATGAAACGTATTTTCTACGATCCATAAGATCACCTAAGTGTAAAACTGTTTTAATATTATGTTGCTGTAAATATGGAAAGAATACACCTTCATAAAAATTATAAAAAAATTCTGAAAAGTTCTCGTTGTCGTTTCTAGCACCAAAATGTGTATCAGTAATTATAGCAACTTTCACTCTTTATCCTCTTCCATAAAATTTTCAAGACCTTGATTAGAAGTGTCTTTAACTTTTTCTTTTGTTTTATATACAGGGCCATCTGTTGGCAACATAATTGTTGGATCGAATCCTTGAATACTATATGCAGTTGTATCACTAGGTAATTGTGTATGAGTTATGTATGCTGACTTTTCTATGATTTTGTGTTTGATATGTGTTTGCTTTTTTTCTTTTTGTATTCTTCTAATAAACGCATAGTAGATAATTTGTGTGAAATATGCAAACGGATTTTTAGATTTAGCTGGATCAAAGTTGTAAAGATACTGCAAACAATTTTCAATACCATCTGATACCATTTCTTCTTTGTAAGTATAATTTACAAAGTTAGGTCTGAATGATAGTCCGTTTGCTATCTTTAAAAAACATTCTCCAATGTAATGAGGTACAGGTGGTCTTTGATCACCTGACTCGTCTGCATCTTTACATAGAGATTTAAAGATTTTCATTTCTTCAAATAGTTTTTTATTATCTACATAATGTGCTGGGGATTTTTTTACTCTTGCTGCCATAGATTCTTTCTCATGTTATAGTGTTAAAGATAACATATAATACTATATGTTGTCAAGGTATTATTTGGTTAATGTAATTTTTTCTTATTAGGTGGATAATCACCCAATTCCATTAACTGATCTAAAAGTTCATCGTAATGTTCGCTACGAGGTGCATTGATATTTGGTCTATGTTCTCGTTCTCTAACTTCCCATTCTCTACGAGCTAATTCTGGTCTTTCTTTCAAAAATCTTTTTAGTTGTCTATTGTAAAAAGTTACTAGACCTGGTGATGCAGGTGCGACTGTAACGATGGCAGATTTTTTAATCTTAATATTACTCTCTTCTGTATAAGGATGCAACCAAGATGATAATGATAGAGTCTCCATGATACCAGTATCCGTTATCGCTGGATGTGTGTTCATCTTCATTGGATTTTGTATTGTAGTGTGTTCTTTAGATGTTGTAGGTTTAATATTACATACAATATCCTCACCATTGAATAGTTTAATTAAATACATATACCTTCCTTAATGCCATGTTTAAACGTGTTATAAGACACGCTAATGGCCGTTAATAGATTAATCATACATTGACCCTATCTATCGTGTAATCGAATTGTTCTTCGTTATAGATATTTATTCGTTCTTGAAAATGCAAGAGTGTGAAATTCTTTTTATTGTTGTGTGATATGTCGTCTGCTATGTCGAATAGTTTGACTTTATTCTTTGATTCTGTTTTTCTTAAACCTCGACCAATTGATTGTAGTACTTTTATCCGAGACTTATAGGGGCTTGCAAAAACAACGTTGTGTAGATTGCGAATATTAATACCAGTGGAAAACACTCCGTAACTTGCGAGTATAATGATATTATCTTTCTTTTCAGCCAACGCCCTAATTTGTTCTCGTTCATCCGTTCCTACTCCCCCATGTACAAAGTATGTTTCTTTGTCTAGTTTTTTAAATAAGTCTAATAACGGTATGCCATGTTTCTCAACTCTTTGATAAAGACATAATGTATTACCTTTAAGATTTTTATGAAGATCGTATATAAACTTATTTCGTTTTTTGTTTGATACCAAGTATTCAATTTCTTCGTTGTAATTGAAATCCTTACATTGCTTACTTATCTTCTCATCGTGCTTTAATACTAAACAATTAATTGACAGTTTGGCAATTGTGTTTTCATCCATAAGTTTTTTAGTTGTAGTTACTGTTTCTGCTTTACCAAACAATCCCTCTAGTACTAATCTGTTTGTTTGAGTACCATCAAGTGTTCCTGTAAAACCAAAACGATATGGACACTCTTCCAATTTTTCCATAATCATTGTAAGAGATTTTGCTTTAAATAAATGTGCCTCATCACCAAAGATAACTCCATAAGGTTTAAAAAACTTCTTAGACATCTTATATAATGATTGCCATGTAGAAATCACTACGGGTTTGTGTGTTTCTTTATCATGACCTGAATAAATTTTATGTATTTGTTTTTGACTCCAACCATATGATACAAAGTCCGAAGCCATTTGTTCTACTAGTGATGTTGTTGGAACAATAATTAATATCTTCTTTTTCATTATGAAATAGAATCTAACTAAAACATATATGATATATGACTTACCACTTGCAGTTGGTGATACAAATAATCCTCGTTGTTTTGCTAATGCACTCATGATACAATCTAATTGATAGTCTCTATGTTCAAACGGAATATTAAGTGACTTAATAAATCCTAACACATTTTTTTCTGTAACGTTAGCTTCATGTTTAAGATTATCATCTTTAACATACTTTACACCATTCTTTTCAAAAAACTCTTCTAGATATGGAAGTAGACCTACATAGATTTGATTGTTTCGTATTGAGAACAATCTAATCTTACCATCCCACATTCTGTTTCTAACTGTGGGCATAAACTTTGCACCAGGCACTTCAAAAGTAAAATATGATGAAAGCTCTCTTGCTACTGATGGTTCACAATGAACATATAGATGTACATCGTTTACTTTTTTTATCCAAGCTGACATTTTTGTAATACCACTAAGTTGTTTTGGATTGTTACATACTCTGCCTGTTTGAATTTATTAACCCAATCATCTACAAACTTTGTTACATCTTCACTTATATTGTAATCATGAAAAATACAATAACCATCGTCATCTAAATTATCCCAAAAATTCATTGTGTCTTTTCTTACCGAGTTTCCGAAATGATCTCCGTCAATTAAAAGACAACCAAATTTTTCTTTAGTGTTAAATGTTTTTGAATCTTCTTGTATTGTTTGTAATCTGTTTTTGTATGTAATAGGTAAATACTGCATTGTATCTTTTAGTTTAAATTTTAAATCTATTGATACAACTTTTCTAAATGTGTGAGCAGTTGCATCTAATAAAATTACAGTAGAACCACCTTGACCTATCTCTAAGATATCGCCATAAGTTTTTTCGCTGATAAAGTTATCAAGGAATGAGTATTCTTCATTTCGCATTTGTTTAATAGGTTGAAACCAAGCGTCTTCTATTATCATCCTAATAATCCTGCCTCAAATTTTTGTGCTTCTAAACAATTTTTTATATCCCAGCCTCTTGCCGATATAGACTTTAAAGCACCTTCAATATACTTACAAGTTTCGTCAAGATAAACTATTTTATTTTCTGATTTAATTATGTCTTCATCTGATTCGATGTAAACAGAAAGGTCGGTCTTAAGTACTTTTAAATCAAATGGTTTAGTGGCATATATTTTGGCGTCTGCCTTACCACCATAGTATTCCCATTTTTGTCTGTAAAGTACTTTGTACTCCCCTTTCGCCTTCGCAAGTAAGAAAGCGAAATTGGATTTGTAATCTAAAAATTTTGCGTATAGTTCTTGGTTCCGTAAAGCTTCAGTATCTAAGTGATCACGATTTACAGGAAGTTCTTTATATACAATTTGTTTTAATTCTTCTAGTGTCATAATAAAGATTACTATACATTAAAAAGCAAGGAATGTCAAGGGTTATTTTTTCTTTTTATTAACTCTTTTTTTCTTCTTTGCTACTTTTTTCTTTGCAGGTTTAATTGATTTAAACCAATTGATTATTCTTTTAAACATGTTTTACTCCTTAAACAAATTTGTTGATAGTATAATATTTATATTGAAAGTCAGCAGTTGCCTTTAGATAGTCCACACTTGATTGTTCTTGAGAAAACTCTAATGAGGATAGTGATACAGGATATAAGTCTTCAAACTTAACTTCTGCAATAGGATTGTTCTTGTTTGTTAGTAATGTTATTGTTGCATCTGAAAACATACTTCTTACTGCTGTAGCTTTTGATGTTTGTCCAATGTCTGTTGTCTTACCAAGTGTTGTTGATGGTGTAACTGATTGATTTGCTCTGAAGTCTGAGAATTGTGAATTTGATTGTGGGAAACCAATTGCCATAAGCCAATTATGTATTTCCATATAGTTATCAAAAGTTTCGTTAACTAGGAAACTTAGTGTAAGATTTTCAAAAGTTATTTCATCACCCATTGTAGGAATCTGTTTTAAAGGTGTAGGTATAACTGTCTCGCCCATGTTAACACCAGGCAAAGTTAAACTATTTACGAAAAACTGAACCTCAGGCAACTGATTAATTGTCAGTTGAAACTGTGTCGGTGATGCGTAATCTATATTATCGGGTTGTCCTCTGATAGCCATACTACTATTTAGTAGTATTCGTATCGACTTCTTGCCAACTTTCTTCGTCAGCTTTTCTCATTTTCTCTTTAATTGCAGGTGGAAGTGTTTTGTAGTATTCTATTTTTGCTTTGATACCATACCATATATCTGTATGTGTATGTTTTGAACATGATATTAGCGATAAAGATGCTACAATTATGAAGCACCAGTATAATGATAAAATGAATATTCCTGCTTTCTTTTTCATAGTAATTTTGAATAAAAAAAAGGCGCCCCGAAGAGCGCCTTCTTTAATTTTTTGATCCAAACTAGGATTACATTAAGTTTGTAACTTTAACTCTTCTGTAATATTTGTTAGAGTTCGCAGTAATTGTAGTAGCTCCATTTGAGCCAGCTGCAACTGTTCCTGTGTGGAACGGGTTCGCTGCGATTCCATATCTAGTTTTGAAACCGATTTTTGGTTGGAACGAATTCTCACCAACGGCTCTTACCATTTGTAGAGGTACATATGGACAATAGAACATACCAGCATCGTAAGGTGATGTTCCTTTGTAACCAACAACGTAGTACTGACTAGCAGCAACGTTAGCTGAATACGGGTCAACATATACTTTGTATCTACCGTTAAGTACACCAGCAAAAGTTGTGCTTGTGTCATCAACGTTTAGGTTAGTTGATAGAGCAGGCGTGTAATCTAATACACCAGCCATTTGTAGAGCAGAAGCAACATCAGCACTTGTAATGATGATATTCCCTTTTCCTCTTCTCGTTTGTTGTCCGATAGCATTTGCGTCTCTTTCGATTGCAAATAATAGTCCTTTGAATTTCTCAACTGACCATCTACCGTTAGAGTCTGTATCCAAATCGAAAATACCAGCAGTTGTAGTATTTACCGCAGCGCCTTTAACAGCAGAGTGGTAAATGTTTCTAACTACTTCTCTGTTGATCTCTGTTAAGATTTCAGCAGAAAGGATATTTGCTAATTCAGTTTCAGCATCTAAGCCGTGAACTGCTTTAAGGTCTTGAGCAAGTTCCATTGTGTACTCAGCTTTAAGAGCTCTTGATACAGCAGTTACAGTATGTTTTTCAATAGAGAAAGCCATTTCTGCAAATTCGTCAGTACCATCACCCAAAGTTTCAGCTTGAGTTGTAGTCATACCAGTTGCAGTAGAGTAAGTACCAGCAGAAGGTGAGTCGTTCAATGCAGCAGGGTTAGTACCAGATTGATCGCCACCGCCAGTGTCTCCAGCTGCGTCTTGGTTTGACAAGAATGGAATTTGTTCGTCAACTAATGCTTCAGCACCATCGCCAGAAGCTGCTCTTGCTCTCATAGCAAAAATCAGACCTGTTGGGCCAGTCATTGGTTGAACACCGCATACGTCATATGCGATAAGGTTAGGCATACTTCTTCTAACTAATGAAATTAGGATCGGGTCCCAATTGTCAACGTTAGCGCCAGTTGCGTTTGTTGGTGCAGCTTCGCCTAAGAAGCTTCTGTCTTCTCTCAAAGACTTCTCTTGGTTTTCCAAGATCAAAGTAGTCACAGCTCGTCTGTATGCATCATCGATTTTTGGTAATTCGGGATGCTCTAGGACTGGCTGCCACTTTTCTTGTAGATGTTGTGTTTGAAACATTTTGGTTTCTCCTTTTTTATCTATATTTATTAATTGCCGTTACTTACAGCAGTTTTTCCAATAGCGGTCATATATTTTGCCATTGGGGAACCCTCTGTAATGTCCTGTACAGCGGTGCCAGTTTCTACTCCATTATCAATACTTTTTGATTCAACCTTAATGCTTGGGAAGTAAGACTCTTTGATTGTGTTTAACTTTTCAGCGAAACCTTCTTCGTTAGAGTATTCTACATCTTGAGCTAAAGTTTGAAACTTCTCAATTTCAGTTTCAGTTAAATCAGAAGTGACATCTGATATAACTTTTTCTTTAATTAGATCAGAATTAGAGTTTTTCGTTTCAACAACTTGTTGAATTGTTTCTTCTAATTTCTTTTCTAATGTCGAGATTTTATCTGCCTGTGCTTCAAGTACATCGTACTTTTCATTAGGCACATCAATATAGTGATCTTCAAACAATGTTTTTAGACCAGATATAAAGTCTTCTGCGATCTCACCTTTAAGTCCTCTTTCAAGGGCAAGTTCGTTTTCTTTCATCCACTCTTCAACAACATAGTTTAAATAGTTGTCAACTTTTTCAGATAGTGAATTTCTGTTTTCAGTTTGAGCTTCAATTAACTCTGAAGCATACTCGTCTTCAAGTCTTTTGATCTCTGATCTGATTTTAGATTTTACAGCAGTTTCAAAAATTGTAGCTGCTTTGACTTTGAAATCTTCTGAAAGATTAGAGTCATTTGATAAAAGAGCATCTACATGTTCTTTAACGTCAACTGATTTTAGTCTTTCTTCTGTTTTCTTATCTTTTTCTTGTTCAGAAATTTCAACTCCTTTAGAGTCGAATGATTGATGTAAGTTTTCTATTTTTGCATCTGATAAAGAAGATACACCGTCAGTCATTTCTTTGACCATTTCATCTTTGGTTTTATTCATAGATGCTTTCATGTAAGAAGCATACATGTTTTCCAATGCGTCTTTTTTCATAGACTTCATTGCTTTTAACATTGTTTCTTTCATTTTACCTGTGTCTGGTTTCATTTCTTCTTCTTTGTCATGCATTTCTTCAACCTCTTTTTTTTCAGATTTAGCGTCTAAAGATTTTTCATCTTCTTTTTCTTCTTCTTCTTTTAATTTCGGTTGTGCATCTGGTTTGCCTTCACCTTTTTGTGGGGCTTGACCAGTAATTTCTTTTGCCTTTGCAACGACTTTCTTGACAG